GATTCTCAGGAAAGAAAACCCAACTGGGTGTGAAGATGTCTAAGACTGTTAAAAAGGTTGGGTCATTGAATCTTAAGACTATGATTGAGTCTGATAAGTTATTATTTAATGATTATGATTGTATTTCCGAACTAACTACTTTTATATCTAAAAGTAATTCATTTGAGGCCGAAGAAGGTTGTAATGATGACCTAGCTATGTGTCTTGTCATATATGCATGGTTAGTTGCACAGGATTACTTTAAAGAACTTACCGATCAAGATGTAAGAAAGAGATTATATGATGAACAAAAAAATCAAATTGAACAAGATATGGCACCATTTGGATTTGTATCTGATGGATTGAATGAAGATAATTCATTTGTGGATGCTGATGGGGATAGATGGACAGTAGATGAATATGGCGATAGATCTTATATGTGGGAGTATTACTAATGGAATTAACACCAAAAAATGTAAATGAAGCACTTGATGAGATACGTCCTTACATCGAAGCCGATGGAGGGTATCTTGAATTTGTAGAAATAGATTATATTGATGAGGGACCTATTATTAAAGTGAGGTTACATGGAGCATGTTCTACATGTCCTATGAGTACACAAACTATGTCTATGGGCATTGAACGCCATATACAAATGATTTGGCCAGAAGTATACGGAGTAGTACAGGTATTATGAGTCAAGCAACTATTCACAACAGCAATCATGGCATATACCATCCTTTTATGTTACATGAAAATGAAATAAGACTTATTGTAATGGCATTAGATTCATTAAGTCATGAGGATCGAAAAAGATTGGAAACTTTGTATGTAAAAATAGAACCTTTACAGGGCAAATTATCATTTCCTATAACATGAATTTAGAAGATCAATTCGATTTAGAACATCTACTTACGGAGAGGAAGTGTAGAGTTTGTGGTGAAACAAAAAATTTAATAGATGGATTTTATTTGACACGTAAAAATAGAAAAAATTATTCTTCTGCTTATTCGTATGAATGTAAGATGTGTACTATAAAAAGAATTGTAAAAACCAGAAAGGAACGTAGAGCATTTGGTGATTGGATATATCCAGACTGGTAACTGTTCATGCATTGTTTCCCCTAGCGAAAAAGTCCCAAATTCTAAATATCTTTAGGAAATAAACTCTCAGAGGAGACTACAATGGCGGTAGCGTTACTTTCTCCAGGTGTACTTACCAGGGAGGTTGATTTAACTGTAGGAAGAGCCGAAAATGTCCTTGACAATATTGGCGCTATTGCAGGCCCTTTTAAACAGGGTCCGGTTAATGAACCCATCTTAATTCAGAACGAGCAAGATCTCATTGATACTTTTGGTAAGCCAGTTAGCACCGATGCCCAGTATGAGTACTGGATGACTGCAAGCGCATTTTTAAGCTATGGCGGTATTATTAAAGTTGTTAGGGCTGGAGACACCGAGCTCAGTAATGCGAATGCTGGTGTCGCTGTAACTAATACAACAAGTTTACAAGTTCTAAATTATGAAGATTACGTTGACAACCATCAAACAGATAGTACCTGGTTCTGGGCTGGAAAGAACCCAGGAACATGGGCAGATGGATTAAAAGTCTGTGTGGTTGACAATGCTGCAGACCAAATCATTGGTATTGCTACAACCAGTCTTGCTGGATGTGGTGCTACGATTGGTTATGGTGTCACGACTGCTCTTTCAGCAGTTTCTCTGCCAAATTCTGATGGTACTGTAGAAACATTCAGTGGATATCTAAAAGGTATTATCACTGGTGTTACAACGGATGCAACTAATAGTAACAGTTCAATTAATGTACGAGTTACATCTAGGGTATCTTATGCTGGTACGGAAACGGCGGTATCTTATGAAAAGGGTGGAACTTATGCGTATGCGAAGTCTGGAACCATCTACTTAGTAGATAATGATGGTAATAATGAAACTGGTGCAGATAGTGTGGTTGCTAGGACAGCTGCTAGTGCTTTAGATTGGTACGATCAGCAAACCCTTGGGTTGGCTAATGGTACTGTATATTGGAATTCGATTGCTTCGAAACCAACAGACAACTCTTTCGTTACCGATAGACAAGGTAAGAACGATGCACTTCACGTTGTAATTGTTGATGATCAAGGAGATGTAACTGGTATCAAGGGTAATATCCTTGAGAAGCATATCTCACTCTCCAAGGCACTTGATGCACAATCTTCTGCACAGGCACCTTTGAAAATCTACTATAAGAATTATATTGCAGATTTCTCTAATTATGTTTGGGCTGGACAAGAACCATCTAGTGCAGGTAATACTATTTGGGCTGTAGAACCACAAGTTTCTGGATTCTCAACTTCATTCACCAAGATTACCATGTCTAATGGTGCATGGGGTAGAACAGCACAAGGTAATACCTTTAACAATATTGGTAATAAGACATATACCATAGGTGGAGGTGTTGATTACAGTGCCACTAACGGTATGACCGCAACTCTAGGTAATCTTATTACTGCATACAACTACTTCAAGAACAAAGATGAAGAAGAAGTAGATTACCTAATCATGGGTCCAGGATTAACCGACGCAGGAGAATCTAAGGCTAAGGCTGCTAGACTTCTTGCAATTGCCGGAGACAGAAAGGACTGTGTTGCTTGTATCGGTAACCATAGGGTGAATGTTGTTGGTGTAACTGATAGTACAACACAAACAAATAATACTCTTGGATTCTTTAATTCACTATCTTCATCCTCTTACGGAATATTTGATAGTGGTTACAAGTATACCTATGATAGGTTTAATAATGAATTCCGCTATATCCCAACTAATGGTGATATTGCTGGATTAATGGTTAGGACCAATGTTAATTTCTATCCTTGGTACTCACCTGCAGGTCAGCAACGCGGTATTATTAATAATGCAGTTAAACTTGCATACAATCCTACTCAATCTGAGAGGGATCAACTGTATAAGGCAAGAATTAACCCAGTTATATTCCAGAAAGGTCAAGGAATTCTCCTATTCGGTGATAAGACTGCACTTGGTTACTCTTCTGCATTCGATAGAATCAATGTTAGAAGGTTGTTCCTTACAATTGAACAATCTTTGGAAAATGCTGCTAAGTCACAGCTATTTGAATTCAACGACGAGATTACTCGTGCTAACTTCGTTAACATCGTAGAACCTTATCTACGTGACGTACAATCTAAGAGAGGTCTCTACGACTTCTTGGTTATTTGTGACGAAACAAATAACACACCAGATGTCATCGATAATAATGAGTTTAGGGCAGACATCTTCTTGAAGCCTGCCAAGTCCATTAACTTCATCTCACTAACCTTCGTTGCTACACGCACTGGAGTTAGCTTTGAGGAAGTTGCTGGTAGGGTTTGATCGTATCTAAATAACCTCAAGGAGACCAAAACCAATGGCAGTACAACCAATTCCAACCAATAATAGAACGATCTTTGATTTTCGTTCTAGGCTCGATGGTGGTGGCGTAAGGGCCAATCTATTCGAAGTTGAACTAGAATGGCCAGAAGACGCTATCCCCAGCGGAGCAACTGATAAGTTGCTCGCTGATCAAGGAAGATTCCTATGTAAAGCAGCCGCTTTGCCTGCTTCAAACATTGCACCAATCGATGTTCCCTTCAGAGGTCGTATTCTGAAGGTTGCTGGTGATCGTACCTTCGATACATGGACTGTTACCATTATCAACGATACTGACTTTGTTCTACGTGGCGCATTCGAAAGATGGATGAACCTCATTAACAAAGTTAGTGATAACGCTGGTAATGTTAATCCTTTTGATTACCAAAAGGTTGCAAAAGTCCATCAACTAGGCAGATCTGATACTCAAGGTAAGAACAATGCTTCTGCATCTAATATTCCTATCTTAAGGTCATATGCATTTGAAGGTGTTTTCCCAACAAATGTTTCTCAGATTGATGTTTCTTACGAATCAACCGATACTATTGAGGAATTCACAGTAGAACTTCAGGTTCAGTACTGGACCGCAATCGGAAATGGTGGAGCCGTAGTCTGATAAATAGACTAGGATAAGCAGTCTATTTTATAAAATGGCAAAACTATTTGGGTTTTCGATAGAAGATAATCAAAGACTTCCTAAGTCTGCAACGTCCCCCGTGCCTCCTAATTCGGAGGACGGGGTTGATTATTTTCTTTCTAGTGGATTTTTCGGACAATATGTTGATATCGAAGGTGTCTATAAGACAGAGTTCGATTTAATCAAAAGATATCGGGAGATGTCTTTACATCCCGAATGTGATAACGCTATTGAAGATATTGTAAACGAAGCAATTGTTTCAGATTCGAGTGATCATCCAGTTCAGATTGATCTTGATAATCTGAATGCAAGTGATTCAATGAAAAAGATTGTCAGGGATGAATTTAAATTTATCTTAGACTTATTGGATTTCGATAAAAAATGCCATGAAATTTTTAGAAATTGGTATGTAGATGGAAGGATATTTTATCACAAAATTATTGATTTAAAGAAACCACATGATGGCATCCAAGAACTCCGTTATATGGATGCAGGAAAAATAAGGTTTATTAGGCAAGAGAAGAAGAAAGATACAAATAAGATGCTTCCTCAAGATAAATCTGAGGATGAAGTAAAGTTTGATCCAACAGATATTGAGGAGTATTTCCTTTTTAATCCACAAACTAGATATGGCATAGGAAATTACGGTGCTAATAAGGGTGGAATTAAACTAGCAAAAGATGCAGTTGCTTATTGTTATTCTGGATTAGTTGATAGGAATAAGCAGACTGTTCTTTCTTATATGCATAAGGCTATTAAGTCTCTCAATCAACTTAGGATGATTGAAGATAGTCTTGTCATTTACAGATTGTCACGTGCTCCAGAACGTAGAATCTTCTATATTGATGTTGGTAATCTACCTAAAGTTAAGGCAGAACAATATCTGCGTGATGTGATGCAAAGATATCGTAATAAGTTAGTTTATGATGCATCCACTGGTGAGATCAGGGATGATAAGAAATTTATGTCTATGATGGAAGATTTCTGGCTTCCTAGACGTGAAGGTGGTAGAGGAACTGAAATCTCTACATTACCTGGTGGACAAAATCTTGGCGAACTTGCTGATATTAAGTATTTCCAGGAAAAACTTTATAAGTCATTAAATGTTCCTCAATCAAGAATTGCCGGAGATGGTGGTTTTAATTTGGGAAGGTCATCAGAGATCCTACGTGACGAATTAAAATTCACAAAATTTGTTGGACGTTTGAGAAAGAGATTCTCGAATATATTCAATGATATGTTGAAGACTCAGTTAATTTTGAAAAATGTTGTTACCCCAGAAGATTGGGAAATAATGAGTGAGCATATCCAATATGACTTCTTATATGACAATCATTTCTCCGAATTGAAGAATGCTGAGTTGATGAATGAGAGACTTGGTTTGGCCGCAACTATTGATCCTTATGTTGGTAGATACTACTCTGCTGAGTATGTAAGGAGAAAAGTTCTTAACCAAACAGAAGAAGAAATGGCGGAAATTGATGAACAGATTGAAGATGAAATTGCCAATGGTGTTATACCAGATCCAGCTTTACTTCAAGTTGATCCTGCTGCTCCCGAACAAGAACCTACTGGGGCATTAGGAACGGTTCCGCAAGATCAAGTTCTCGCTAGTTAATATATATTATAAATAATCTAAGATTACTGTTTTATGTTGTAAACAATGGATGAGTTAATGGATTTAATTGTGAAAGATGAGTCTCCTTCGCAAATTAGTGACAGAATTAAGGATCTGTTATATGTGAAATCTGCAGAGCATGTTGCAAATTTAAAACCCAGTGTTGCGAATAGTTTATTTGCTGATGCAGAAGTAGAAGTAGAAACAGAAGTGGAACAACCCTCTGCTGAAACCGAGGTTGTTGACAGTGAACCTGAAGAAACGACTGAGGAGGAGTAATGTCTCACAATCCAATTGCTGGAACCGGAACACATTTTACGAGTGCCAATGGTACTTCTGCTAGTGCTGCCTTTTCGGTTAAATCTGATACGCTTCGAGTTACTTCAAAAGGATCTGTTGATGTAAACATTGTACTTGGAACTGCTCCCACGGCAGATTCAACTGATTACGTTCTTCTTGCAGATACTAGTACAACTCTTGCACTTACCCCCAAGTCAATACCAGTTGTTGGTATTACAACAGGGGAAACGACTACATACCATTTCCCAGAAGGTACTGGATGCCCATTCAATACTGGTGATACAGTTACCATTACTGGATTAACACCAACAACTTTAAATGGTACACATGTCAGTGTAGCAAGTGTTGAAACATCTGCTGATGTTTCTGGATATTATTCAACACGAGCAGTATTAACAAAAGATACTAGAACATCCACTATTGCTACTGCTTCAACAGCAACATTCAATGGTGCTGAAATGAGGAATTCACTTAAACTCAGCGCTAAAGGCACTGGAACTGGAAGTGAAATTCATTTAGTTCAAGTTCAAGTTAGCGGAGATGCCTAATGAAACTTATTACGGAAGAAATTGAACAGGTAGAATTTATCGTCGAAGATCGTGGCGGTAAAAAATCCCTTTATATCGAGGGCGTTTTCCTGCAAGGAAACATTGCGAATAGGAATGGGAGAATGTATCCCATGGAAACTCTTCGCAAAGAAGTTAATCGTTATAATGAAAGCTTTGTCAATTCCGGCCGTGCTTTAGGTGAACTTGGGCATCCTGATGGTCCAACTGTGAACCTCGATAGGGTTTCACATAAAATTACTTCTTTAAAAGAAAACGGTTCAAATTTTGTTGGTAAAGCAAAGATTTTGAATACGCCAATGGGTAAGATTGCTACTAATCTTATCAGCGAAGGAGTAAAATTAGGTGTATCTTCTCGTGGAATAGGAACTCTTAAACCATCAAGGGAAGGATACAATGTAGTCAGTGATGACTTCATGTTAGCTACTGCTGCTGATATCGTTGCTGATCCTTCAGCTCCTGATGCTTTTGTAGAAGGCATTATGGAAGGCAAGGATTGGGTATGGGATAATGGTGTTATCCGTGAACGTTTAGCAGAGAAAACTTACAAACAGATCAACACTTTAGTTGATCAAAAAAGATTAGAGGAAAACAAGTTAAACTTGTTTAATGATTTCCTCGCAAATCTTTAATTTATAAATAAATATAGATTAAATCTAAGGTTAATCGGAGTACTTCAATGTCGCGTGGAGATTTACAAGAAATGGAAGCCAGCACCACCCAGTCTAAAACGGCTGTAAATGCTAATGCGAAACCAGGCGAGCCAATGCAAAAGTTGGCCGACCCAGGAACCCAACTCGCAAACGTAGAAGATCTTGGAGGTCCCACTCCAGATAACTACAAACCAGATGATAATTCAGCTGCCTTAAAAACACCTGGAAGAACCATCAAACAAGTAAAAGATGTCGTTAACAAAGGTGCAAAAGCCGCTGAAGCTATGGAAAAGGAACTTTCCAAAGATGAGGAAGTAATTGCAGAAGCTCCAACTACAGAAGACGGAGTAGAAGCAGATTACCAGATAGAGGTTAAAATCCCTACTGAAAATCACACAGACGACGCTCCCGTAGAAAAGAACCTCAATGTTGAGGAAGACGTTGAAGCACTATTCGCAGGTGAAGAGCTATCAGAAGATTTCAAAGAGAAAGCAAAAACAATCTTTGAAGCAGCTCTTACATCTAAGTCTCAAGAAATCGAGGCTAAACTCGAAGAGCAATTCCAAGAGAAACTTAACGAAGAAATTACTGCTGCCAAGCAGGAACTTTCTGAAAGAACCGACTCTTATCTAGAGTATGTTTCTCAGGAATGGTTAGACGAAAATGCTCTTTCAGTTGAGCAAGGTCTTAAGACTGAACTAACAGAATCATTCCTAGGTGGAATGAAGAGTCTTTTTGAAGAACATTATGTAACAATCCCTGAAGACAAATATGATGTACTTGAGAGTATGGTAGAAAAACTTGATGACATGGAGACCAAGCTCAATGAGCAAATCGAGAA